GAAAATTATAGTAACGTCAATCAGTACCATTATCATAAGTATTATAAAGATCAGCCAGAGTGCATTGCGTTTTTTGATGCTCTATTCAAAGCTATGAAGGGTACAAAATGGTACGATAAGAGCGATGCAATGTATGACCACTTTGATACAGCATATTATTTGAGTGTTAATGTAGGTAAATGGAATAGCCACTACATATACAAACCAACAATGGCACGACCCAAGAAAAAAGTATCATATCTAATGGAAAGTGTAAAATGCAATTAAACAGAAAAAAGTTTAGAGAAATTACGATAAAAGTATCAGGTTACAATATTTTTAAAGATAAGGTTGATCCTTTGGAGCAACGCGCAAATTTAAAAGCTAGTTTAGAAAATTGCACTGAAAATAATAAGCTAGCACTTTTGGTGGAGGGTATGGATTGTGACTGTGGGCAGTTTTCCAGAACCTATCACGAAAAAGCGTTCAGTGTGATGGAATATTTAAAATTTAAAAAGAAGGCTTTTGAAGGGGTTGATGGTACAGTTTCAATTAGGTACGGAAAACCAAGTGATTATCCAATAGAGGGAGATTTAAAAATGATAGCATAGCATATAGTTACATAAATTTAGAGGGGCATTTCTCGGGGTGTCCCTTTTTTTATTTGCTATAAACTTCCTGGTACTGTCATACATCGGTCATCCAGGACGGCTGCATAAATTGCTTAATAAAATAACTGCTATTGTATTATCAGTTCAAGTATGCCATAAAGGGGTACATTATAATAAGAAAGGAATCATATAATGGTACAAGAAAGAAAGGTGATAGCACACCTAAAAGCTAAATCTAGCATATCTACAAGAGAAGCAGTATTTTGCTACAACATATTATCTCTAACTAAAATTATGTCAGAACTTAGACGTAAGGGTTACAGGATATTATCAGTCACTAAAATTGATAAGGTTAGACGTACTAACTATAAACAGTATTACGTTTTAGATAGAGAGGACTTTGCACCACTGAGAGAGGAAGTAGCACAATGAAGTTAGCACCTAAATATTATACTAAAAACCCCAATAAAGTTATGGCATATCAAGAAGACGACTTGAAGATGCTAAAAGCTGAGATAGATACCGCCAAACAAATTTGGTTTGACTGTTGGGAAGCGCAAGGGTCAGAAGATCTAGGGTCTTGTTGTGGCGGTAAAGGTATCTCTATCCCATACATACGCAAAGGTAAGCGCATCGCTGAAGATATAAATGTAGTCCAATGTGGATGGGTGCAAGGTAATACTTCAGCATATAAGTCTGTAGGTAAAGCATTGATATATATCAAAGAGTTTTTCCCTGATGCCGTATACAATGATGGGTGGATGGATTGATGGCTGATTTATACAAAGTAAAGGACATTACAACAGGGAAATTTTTGTATTGGACTTTAACACAAGTTTTAGGAGAGATTAATAGAGATCGTTCTGAAGATTGGACTGACTACAATGCGTCTGACTGGCGTGAAGGTTGGTTTGAATGGGTAGACGGCAATGGGTATTTTAAGTTAAGATACGTTATAGAGGGAGAATGACTAATGAGATTAACACCTAATGGAATAAATGTATTGTCTCCGTTCAATGGTTGTTCGGGGGCATTGCTTGCCCTTATAGAGAGCAACATACCAGTTAAAACATACATTAGCTTAGAGACTGACAAGTACGCTAACACAGTCTCACAAGCGAACTGGGGCAACACAGTGTGGCAGATGGGAGATGTAAGAGAATTTTCTAGGGATTTGTACAGAGAATCTTATTTAGATAAAAACCCCTTTGATCTATTGATTGGTGGTTCACCTTGTCAGGATGTCTCATTCGCAGGGCATCAGAAAGGATTAATTCCTGGAACACGTTCTTCGTTGTTCTTTGAGTATGTTAGACTACTAAAGGAGTTTAAACCTAAATACTTTCTACTTGAGAATGTGCGAATGAAACAAAGTAATATGGATATTATATCTGACGCATTGGGGGTCCAACCTATCAAGATAAATTCATCTCATTTTACTGCACAGAATCGTGTCAGATATTATTGGACAAACATCCCTCAGACTGAGTTGCCAAAAGATAAGGGCGTAGTCTTACAAGATATATTGGAACCTGATGGTTACTTTGCTGACAGAGATAAAAGTTTCTGCATAGATGCTAACTATTTCAAGGGTGGTAACTTGAAGTCTTACTTCGAGAAACATAGACGACAACTAGTGTTTTCACCAGAAGGGCTAGCGCACGTAGGTGATGCCGATTTGAAGGGACACGGCTACAATCGTAGGGTCTACCACCGCAAAGGTAAGTCACCCTCAGTATGTGCCGCATCGGGTGGTAACTTAGAGCCAAAGGTTTTAGTTGAGACTAAAGACAAACCTATGTGGCGTAAACTTTTACCGCTTGAAGTAGAGCGTCTGCAAGGTATGCCACCTAATTACACTAATCACGTTAGTAATACTCAGAGGTTTCGTATGATAGGTAACGGCTTTACGATACCAGTTATATCGCATTTATTAGGAGGGATGGAAGTATGAGTGTGTGCGGAGAGATAGAGAACATTGAGTTTGAAACTAAACAACTACTTAAAATATTAGCAGATAAGAAAGCGTATTTACGTAGGTTAAAACAAATTGAAAAAGGAGATAAAGAGTTGGTTGATTATAAATGCTACCTTACAGAGCGTGATAAGGCACAAGCTGAAACCGTTGATTGGGCAGACAAAATGCGTGAAGAGCTTGAGGGGTGTGGACTTTCGTCCGATCAAGTTTATATTGTAGAAGTAGCTTTTAGAAGGGGCGTACACTATGCAGAGAGGAGAGAAAATTATGACTGAAGATCAAAAGCAGATAGCATCATTGATCGCTCAAGTTAGATGCATCAAGGAGAGACTATTAATCCTGGAACAACGTGAATTACATCGGGAGCAAAGTAAAAATGACACTGTTAGAAAATGGTAAAGTAAAATGTTTTTATTGTAAGGGCAAAGGTATTGTGTACGAGTTAAACTTTTCTCGTGATGATGTTAACCCAGAGATATGCCCAAAATGTAAAGGAGATAAGTATGAAAAGTAAATGGACAATAGTACTTTTAGTTGTTGTTATGATTATAATTTGTTACATTAATTCTGTGCTAACCTAATCATATGGATATTTTTTGGTTGAGAGAAAATGTTTTACCTTTAATGTTTATTGGTATATTCGTTGGCGCGTGGGTAATATGCTATTATATTACTCATTTAAATTATGAGGATAGATTAAAAAGAAAGAGGAAGAAAAAATGATACTAAGTGATATGGTAGAACAATATAGATGTTCACCTAAGTTTTGTAAGTTATCTACAAAAACGCAAAAAGAATATATGGCACAACAAAAGAAGATTTGTGAAACTGTTGTTCAAAATAATGTTAAACTAGGTGATATGAAGTTAAAGAAAATATCATTAAAGCATATGTCAGCGGCATATGAACAATGGTTAAGGATAGGTGGCAAAAATACAGTTCGCACCGCTAATATTAGGAAGAGTAATCTTTCTGTTGTGTTTAAGTATGCTATGCAAAATGAACTTATGGATAGGAATCCTTTAGTTGGCTTAGACACTGTGAAGGATGCAGTACGCCAAGTAAAATGGGAGCGTGATGAAGTTAAACAATTCCTGGACACTGCGTACTCAGACTTTAAGTATAGAAGTATTGCCCTGTTGTGTCATATGGCATACGATTTTGGGCAACGTGTCGGGGATATGCGAGAACTAACGTGGGATAGTATTAACTTTAATGAGAAACGAATAGATATAACACAATCTAAGCGAGGTGCGGTAGTGCATTTGCCTGTATCAGATAGGCTCATTAAGATGCTACAACAACAAAAGGAAGACTTTGATGGTATATCGGAGTACGTTTGTCCTCGTATACCCGTTAGAGGTACAGAGTATCGACCCTACACAGATAAGCAAGTGTCCTACTTAGTTAATGATATTAAGGATGAAGCAAATATTCGCCCTGAGTTATGGGCAATGGATTTTAGGAGAACGGCAGTAACTGAGATGGTGGAGAGTGATGTTGATGTATTTGGTATTATGCAAGTAACAGGGCATCAAAATCCACAATCAGTTAAGAACTATTTAGTTAATACTCTTGATGGTGCAACTACTGCACTATCTAAGAGAAACGCTAATGGTTAGTATAAAAGCGTTTATTCAAGACCTAGACATTTCAGAAGGGGAAAGTCTAAGACAAGACTGCCCCTTTTGCCGTGGTCAAAATTCATTTAGTGTTAGTGTAATTGAGGGTCGTTTTGTTTATAGATGTTTTAAACTTATGTGTAATATAAAGGGCAGTATTTATGAAGGGTTGGCTGCCCAGGAAATAAAGAAACGAATAAAAAATAGGAAGGAGAGTAGTGAGAGTATGAGTTGGGAAGATACGAGCCACAGAAAAAGTCCTATGTTGATGCCAGAATATATAGTTCCTATAGAAGGGAATACTTTAAATGGGTTTATTCAGAGGTGGGACTTGCAGAATGTAGAGTTGCTGCACGATGTCAAAGATAATCGTGTTGTGTTTCCTATCCGAAAGGATGGTATTATAATTGATGCAACAGGGCGAACCTTAAACTACGCTAAACCAAAATGGTTACGATATACAGGGGAAGCGGATGTTTATGTTGCGTGTCAGGGCGAACCAAACGGAATTGCTGTGATTGTCGAGGACGTTATTAGTGCAAACACTATATGTAGTGTGTGTCAAAATGTCACTGGAATAGCTATATTAGGTACGTCAATGTCCGTGAAACATATTGAATACATACAAGATTATACAAAAATTATAATGGCTCTTGATCCTGATGCGTCAAACAAGAACTTGCAATATAGACGAGAGATTGTGTCTTGGACAGGGATCAACACTATTGCTATGCGCTTGAAAAACGATATAAAATACAAAGAAGAAGAGGACATATCGTTACTAAAAACTTTGTGTAATCTTAGTGGGTAGAACACTTTCTGTTAAAGTAAAAAACCCACCAATAAAATATGATGCGTGTGTTGGCTTAGTTAAAGTAGGCGAATGGGGCGCAGTAAAGGAAGTATGGAATACAGGTAAGTCTAAACCTATACGTTGGTGCTATCGTTATCTCCCAATGCGATATATTAGTTGGGATAGAGATGGTGCATTTATAGGAAGACGCAGAAAGGTAAAATGACAGAGTTATCACTATTAAAAACACTAATGAACAAAGAATTTCACGAATTACACAAGGGCATACGTTGCCCTGACGAGATATTTACGAAGGATGTAAGGAAAGTAAAACAAACTTTAGACTACGCTATGGAGACTTATGACCAAGGGCTATCGCTTGCTGACTTAGAAGCATTATTCTACGCTACGAACAAAACACTGACGACTAGTAATAAAGAACAGTACAGGAGAATCTTTCAGAAGATTGCTAATAGTAGCGTGTTAAACAATGAGATAGCCAATGATGTTATTTCTAGGATGTTTCAGCAAGTAGTAGGAGAGAAGGTAGCAAATATAGGGTATGACTTTGTCAATGGTACACAGAACAGCTTAGAACCATTACGCAAAATTGTTGAGACATATCAGGATGACTTTACACCTAACTTAAAGGTAGAGTTTGAAGACACTAGCATTGAAACCTTGCTGTCTGCCAACGAAAATGAGGCACAATGGAAATTTAACATATCTAGCCTAGGACGCAATGTAGAGGGGGTTAGCAGAGGACACTTCATTATTGTCGGCGCAAGACCAAACACAGGTAAAACATCATTCCACGCTTCTATTTTAGCTTCTCCGAAGGGGTTTGCAGAACAGGGAGCAAAATGTGTTGTTTTATGCAACGAAGAGGCGGCAAATCGGGTAGGTTCGAGGTATCTTACAGCCGCTACAGGGATGTCGATGGACGAGATAAAAGTTAACCCATCGAAGGCGGCATTACGCTATGAAAAGGTTAATTCTAACATCCACATTAAAGATTCTACAGGAAAAGATCTAGCGTGGGTAGAAGCTGTAGCTAAGTCAATCAAACCAGACATACTGATACTCGATATGGGCGATAAGTTTGCGCCACGCACCAGTGATAAGTCTGATGTTTACTTGAGAGATGCTACCATTCACGCCAGGAATATAGCAAAAGAATATAACTGTGCAGTATTCTGGTTGTCACAACTCAGTGCGGAAGCAGAAGGTAGGGCGGCTCCAGATCAATCTATGTTAGAGGGTAGTAAGACAGGGAAGGCTGCAGAAGCTGACTTGATGATACTGATAGGTAAAAACAGAGTTATTGAAGGAAACGAGATGGAAAACAAAGAAAGACATTTAAATATAGCTAAGAATAAATTAAAGGGTGGGTTTCAAGGACGCATAACGTGTCAGCTAGATGGTGAGACAGCACAGTACACTGTATGAGATTAGTTTTAGATGTAGAAAACACAGTTACGAAACGTAATGGTAAGACACACTTAGATCCTTTTGAGCCAAACAACTTCTTAGTTCAAGTGGGTACTAAAAATGTAGACATACCTACGGAACGATACCTGTTGACCTTTGATCACGTTGAGCAAACCGACAGGACAGGTGCTAATGCTAAGTTACTACAGACTATCTTAGACCAGACAACCTTACTTATAATGCACAATGCACAGCACGACTTGATGTGGTTGTGGGCAAGTGGGTTTAAGTATGATGGTGAAATCTATGACACTATGTTAGCTGAGTACATCTTGCAGCGAGGTCAAAAACAACCTTTAAGTTTATTAGCGTGTGCTGAACGTAGAAACTTAACCTTTCAAAAGGACGACACACTAAAGAAATATTTTAGAGAAGGATATAACACAAATGAAATTCCGCTTGAAGAACTTACACATTATCTTGGTTGTGATGTTGACACTACTGCCGAACTGTTCCTTGCTACTATTGCCGAAGGGTTCACCCAAAGCGAAAGCTACGGAATGGATAGAGTTCGAGACATTACCTTCAAAGTCTGTAGAACCCTTACCCGAATGTATATGCGAGGGATCAGGGTGGATAGAGTCGCCCTTCAAAGAGTAAAAGAAGAGTTTGAGCAAGAGAAGATAGCTATCCAAGAAAGGTTAGCTAAACAAACACGAGAACTTATGGGTGACACCCCAATCAATTTAAATAGTCCAGAGCAAGTTTCCCAAGTTATTTTTAGTAGATCTGTAAATGATAAGAAAGAATGGGTTGGCCTGTTTGATTTTACTAAAGATAAAAAAGAATTTGTATCGGCAGTTAGAGAGAATAGTACTCTTATTAAAAAGACAAAAGCATTTACGTGTCCTTCGTGTAAGGGAGTAGGAAGTAGATATAAAAAGAAAAAGGATGGCTCTGATTTCAAAAAAGCAAGCAAGTGTCCTGATTGTTTAAGTCGAGGGTATCAACTAAAGAAGCTAAATATGTGGGCAGGTCTAGGCTTTAATCCCCCAAACAAAACCTGGGTAAGTGCAAATGGTTTTAGCACAAGTAAGACAAACTTAGACCTTTTAATATCTTATGCTAAGACGAGTAATCTTACCTCTGCCATACAATTTTTAGAGGACATAAAGAGGTTATCTGCGGTGTCTACATATCTTTCATCTTTTGTGGATGGCATAGGTAACTACCTAAAAGAGGATGGGTTCTTACACGTTGGGCTAACACAACACATTACATCTACAGGCAGGTTCAGTGGACGCAATCCGAATATGCAAAATATGCCACGAGGTGGTACGTTCCCTGTCAAGAAAGTATTTGTGTCTCGTTGGGAGGGTGGTCAGATACTAGACTGTGACTTTGCTCAGTTAGAATTTAGAGTAGCTGCATTTTTGTCACAGGATAAAACAGCAATGCACGAGATAGATACAGGTTTTGATGTACACAGCTACACAGCTAAAGTTATTACTGATGCAGGGCAAGAAACGTCACGCCAAGTTGCAAAAGGCCATACCTTTGCTCCCTTGTTTGGTGCAAGCGGCTATGGCAGAAGTAAAGCGGAAGCTACATACTACAAACATTTTATTGAAAAGTATAAAGGCATAGCTAAATGGCATAAGAAGTTAGGGGATGAAGCAGTAGAAGGAAAAGTAACTACCCCGTCAGGAAGACAATATGCATTTCCTGATGTAGTTAAAAGAAAGAGTGGACAACCTACACACTTTACAATGATTAAGAACTACCCTGTTCAAGGTTTTTCTAATGACATTGTACAGGTAATATATTTAGAACTAAACGAACGACTAGAGCCACTACAATCTTGTGTTGTAAACTCAGTACACGACTCTATTGTAGTTGATGTACACCCTAATGAAACAAATTATGTAATACAAATAATCAAAGATATGAATAATGATTTAGATTTAATTATAGAGGAAGCATACAATGTAAAAATGAATGTACCATTACTATTAGAGGCCAAGATAGGATCAAATTGGCTTGACATAAAGGACGTTATATAGTATAACTATAACTCTTTTCACATATTATAAATAAAGGTAAATTATGAATACAGAATTACAAATAGCAGGTGCTTCAGGACAAGCACTAGCCGATATGATGGGTCTTTCAGCCCAAGATGACGGCAACACTAAGAAGTCTTCTAGCCTAGCTCGTCTAAACATTACGCATAAAGCGTTGATGGGTGACGTTGAGGTTTCAGGTAAGACTATGAGAACCGAAGTTGTACCCGTAGGTGCATATAAATTAAAAGTTGGGGATGATATTGTTTATTGTTTAGAGCCAGAGATTAGGATATTTGCCCTAAAGGAACAATGGACGCATTGGGATTCAATTAATAATGTTATGCATCGAACTGTTATGGCTAACAATCTTTACACAGATTTAAAAGACTCGAAAGGCACATTTAATATAGGTCGTCCTTCAGGGTATCACACAAAGAAAGAATATGATGCGCTATCACAAGAGATAAAGGATTTAATGAGAGCCGTTAAGCGTACTAAAATTTTGTTTGGTACAATAAACTTAAATGGAAAAGCTCTTAATGAAGATGGTATTGAAGTTGAAGGGTACAATGATGAGATACCTTTTATACTTGACATCAAGAATAAAGATAGCATCAAAGCGTTAAACGAAGTTCTTAAAAAAATTAGGGAAGATAGTAAGGTTCCCATTGAAGCTAAACTATTAAAGCGTAGTATTACACTAGGGTCTAAGGTAGAAACAGTTCCTGCAACTTACGCAACAATATTGTTTAACAATGTTAAGGAAGTTGATCTGCAAGACGAAGACAGTAATACGTTTGAAAGCTTTCAAGATTGGATTAAGTGGTCAGATGGTTACGTGTTAGACCGTTGGAAAGAGAACAATGTCCAAGAACTAGATGAAGTAGACGCTGAACTTGTTGAAGCTTTCGTTGGTCACGACATTGAAGGTGTAGGTGTTTGATAGAACAACTTTCTGAGGCAGGTCATTGGTATGATAAAGATGGCTTGCCTACTTACACAATAGTCGGAGCAAACGGAAGAGAGCGTAACACTACACTTCGAGATGCACGACAACACGGATACGTACCTTCCGTTACAACAATAATAGGGATGGCTGCAAAGCCATCTTTAGAGAACTGGAAGATTAATCAAGCCCTTAACTCAGCTATTACATTAGAGCAAGATCCTGGGGAAACCTTAGAAGATTTTACGCAACGATGTAAAACAGATTCAAAAGAGATAGGCCGTAAAGCCGCAGAGCGTGGCACAATTATACACGCTATGATTGAGCAAGGCTTTATGGGCGGTAAAAAAACTAAAGCGTACAAAGTTATTAAAGATTATTTGGATACAGAATTTCCTGATGAAACTTGGATTGCTGAAGACTCTTTCTGCTCAACAAATGGATATGGTGGCAAAATAGATTTATATTCTAAATCAGGAATTTTTGTTGACTTTAAAACTAAAGATGGTTTAAAAGAGAAACAGGCATCGAAGTTAGTTTTTGATGATCACGGGATGCAGCTATCTGCTTATGCAGAAGGATGTAACTTTAAACAACCAGAGAGAGTTTCTATATTTGTTGACAGGGAAGACCCAGAACTAATAGCAGTACATCGGTGGGACATTAGAACTCACAATAGACACTTAGCTATGTTCAACAGTCTTCTTGCATACTGGAAACTAGTAAAAAAATATGATCCGTCAGAGATCTTAGAAGAAAATGAGGCAGCATAATGGTAAAGATGACAATAGAAGGTACAGAGTACGACACAGATAATATGACAGATGAACAGAAAGAATTAATTGAAGTTCTGAGAGTTAATACAACTACATCAAATGTAGTCGGTCATATGCTACAATGTGTTAATGCAATAGGTAGGGTTAAAGTAGATGAATTAAAGGCTTCCCTATCTGATGGTAAAAAAGACTAATACAAGACGGCGACACAATTCCAGACGCTACAGAAGTGGTTTAGAGGAACGGGTTGCTGACTATCTAACGCATCACCAAAAAGAAGTACGTTACGAACTCCTCAAAGTTCAGTGGGAAGACTTGCGGTATAGAACTTATACTCCTGACTTCCAACTGGACAATGGTATCTTTATAGAATCTAAAGGTTTGTTTGATAATGAAGATCGCCGCAAACATTTGGCGGTCAGGGATCAACACCCAGAATTAGACATTCGTTTTGTATTTAGTAATGCTCAAGCAAAACTATACAAAGGGTCTAAAACTAGATACTGTGGGTGGTGTGAGAAGCACGATTTTAAGTGGGCGCACAGGGTTATACCATTAGATTGGCTACTCGAAAAAGGCAGAAGCACTAAAGAAACTGTAATTAAATTAAAAACAAAAAGGAAGGACATATAATGGGATACACATTAGCAGATGATGAAGTTGCTTTAATACTACGACCAATAAATTTTGATACCGATGGTAACTGGAGTGGTTTAATATCTACTGGTTTAGCAATGGGTCCTGAGAGCAATATAGATAAAGCAATACTTAGTGACTTAATTAAGTGTGCAACTTTTCTTAGTGCTTTCTTAGATGTTGCACACGAATACCCAAACATTATGGCGATAGTTGAAGAGCGTAGAGATCAAATGATTAAGATATTTGAACAAGATGCAGAAGAAGAAGTGAATGGTCTACCTGAAGTAGAGATACAAACTTCTGGCGGTCAGGTTATTAAGTTTGGCCCCCTAACTAAAACGAAAGGCACAGCGTGACAGACGAACTAATAAATAAGCCAGAGCATTATGCTCGTTGGCAAATAGAACCTATTACATACACTATGATGAATGGTTTTGAATTTTGGCGAGGTAACATAGTTAAGTATGCTAGCCGTGCAGGACATAAGTTATACGATGGTATGGACCAAAAAGAAAGTGAGATAACGGATCTCAACAAGGTTATTCGTTATGCTGAAATGAGGATAAATCAAATAAATGGCAAAGACGAATTATAAATCCTTTTACGTTTCGTTTACCTTGAAGGTAGATGAAGAAGGAAATGTCTTATCCTTAGTAGAAGAAGAACATCCTACTGAAGTAGCAGAATCTATATCTAATGCAATACACGACATAGATGACGTAAAAGTGGAAAAGATGAAAGTTAAAGAGAAGTGGTAGTTTATGGGTAAAAGATCTAACTTTGAAAGAATTGAAAGGGATTTTTATCCTACTCCTATATCTGCTTTAGCACCACTCGTTCCACACTTGCCATTGGCCTTTGATTATGTTGAGCCTTGTGCAGGAGATGGCAGATTAATTGAACACATTAAAACTTTAACGAATGGGGTCTGTATAGGAGCTACAGATATTGAGCCACGTTTAGATAAAGGAATTAGCCAAGCAGATGCTCTTACAATCTCTTGGGACGTACATAAGACTAACACGTACTGTATTACTAATCCTCCTTGGAATAGAGATATACTACACCCTATGATAGAAAACATTATTGCATCCGTAAAAACCTGGTTACTTTTTGATGCAGATTGGATGCACACTCGACAAGCTATACCATACCTAAGATACTGTAAAAAGATTGTTAGTGTAGGAAGAGTAAAGTGGATCGAAGATAGTAAGAATACAGGAAAGGATAACTGTGCTTGGTATCTCTTTGATCAAAAAAATAAAACAGCAACAGAATTTTTTGGAAGACTATAAGGAAAAAAGAAATGAACAATAACTACCTGCCCACCGACTATCAATCATTTATTCACAAATCTCGCTACGCCAGATGGTTAGACACGGAAGGGCGTAGAGAAACGTGGCACGAAACTGTATCTAGGTATGTTGATCTAGTATGCGAAACAAAAGGTATGGATACCGACACCAGAGAAGAACTTTATGATGCAATAGTATCACTACAAGTAATGCCATCAATGAGAGCGATGATGACGGCAGGGCCAGCGTTGCAGCGAGACAACACAGCAGGGTACAACTGTAGCTACTTACCCGTGGATGATCCTAAAAGTTTTGATGAAGCTATGTTTATACTTTTGTGCGGCACTGGTGTCGGTTTCAGTGTTGAGCGTCAGTTTATTTCTAAGTTACCTGAAGTTCCAACTATGTACGACAGTGACACGACTATTATAGTTAAGGATAGCAAAGAGGGTTGGGCAAAAGCCTTCCGACAAGTATTAGCACTTCTATGGGCAGGTGAAATACCTAAGTGGAATATGTCTTTAGTTCGACCAGCAGGGGCTAAACTAAAAACATTTGGTGGCAGAGCATCTGGTCCTGCACCTTTAGTAGACTTGTTTAACTTTTGTATTGGTACATTTAAAGGCGCACAAAACCGCAAACTGTCAAGCTTAGAATGTCACGACATAATGTGCAAGGTCGGAGAGATAGTTGTAAGTGGTGGTGTTAGACGCAGTGCTATGATCTCATTGTCAAACTTATCAGATGACCGTATGAGACACGCCAAGTCAGGCAACTGGTGGGAAAATGCAGGGCATCGAGCTTTGTCTAACAACTCAGTTAGCTATACAGAGAAACCAGATATGGAAACATTTCTTAGAGAGTGGACTGCCCTCGTTGAGTCTAAGTCAGGTGAACGAGGTATCTTCAATAGACAAGCTAGTAAGAAACAGGCAAACAAGAATGGTAGACGTAATTCAGATTGGGAGTTTGGGACTAACCCGTGCAGCGAGATAATCCTACGCCCATATCAATTCTGTAATTTAAGTGAGGTAGTAGTACGATCTACAGACGACATCAAGAGTTTATCTAAGAAAGTAAAGTTAGCTACAATTATTGGTACAGTCCAGTCTAGCTTAACTAAGTTCCCTTATCTTCGTAAGGTATGGCAAAACAATACAGAAGAAGAAAGACTATTAGGCGTTTCACTGACAGGCATAATGGACAACCCATTGCTCACAGCTAAGAACAAAGGTCTATCACAAACACTAGATCATCTTCGGCACATTGCTATTGATACAAATAAAGAATGGGCAGAGCGTCTAGGTGTTCAGCAGTCAACAGCTATTACGTGCGTTAAGCCTAGTGGAACAGTGTCACAACTAGTAGATAGTGCATCAGGAATACACGCCCGACACAGCCAATACTACCACAGAACTGTGCGTGGAGATAACAAAGATCCTATTACTAAGTTTATGGTTGACCAAGGAATACCTGCAGAACCTTGCGTAATGAAACCTGACACAACAACAGTGTTTACATTTCCTATTGCATCTCCAAAAAACGCAGTGACCCGTAATGATATGACAGCCATCGAGCAGCTAGAGATGTGGCTCATATATCAGAGACACTGGTGTGAACACAAACCATCTGTAACCATTACCGTAAAAGACGATGAATGGATGGAAGTAGGCGCATTTGTATATAAGAACTTTGATGAAATGAGTGGTGTGTCTTTTCTGCCACATTCAGATCATACTTATCAGCAAGCTCCATACCAAGACTGCGATAAGGATGCTTACAAAGCATTACTAAAAGACTTCCCTAAACAAATTGATTGGGAAAAGTTATCTTCATATGAAAAAGAAGATAATACTGTAGGGATGCAAACCCTAGCGTGTAGTGGGGATGTTTGTGAAATTGTGGATCTAGTGTAGTGCAGTTAGATCTTTTTGCTACTGAACACAACCTAGAACCTGGGGACACCAAAAAGTGTCGTGTTTGTGGTGAAGTAAAGAATATTAAAAGCTTTCCTGGTGTTATCTATGTAAGACCTGAATGTAACTCTTGTGGAAATAAAAACTCAAAACTACGAGCCGCACTTAAAAAGGATAATCCATACCCTGATGATAAATATACTTGTCCTATTTGCGAAAAAAATAAAGAAGACTTGGAACATTTATCTTTTTCAGGGGGCAACACTTGGGTATTGGATCATTGTTGGGAGACTAGTGAATTTAGGGGGTATCTGTGTCAAAGATGTAATATGGGATTGGGGCAACTTCAAGACAATATAACTTCTTTAAAAAGAGCAATTAAATATCTATTACAAAGCAAAGAAGAAAAACAATGAAACTACAACAAGAAGCTAACGCACACATAAACCGAAAAAGATCTAAATTTCAAAACGAGTTTAATGGTTTGATGAAGCCACTACAAAAGTTATTGCAAGAGAACCTTCATAATAAGGTGGAGCTAGATAACGCTCTACTTCATTTAGTGGAAACAGAGTTGTGGGCAAAACGAAGCGTAGAAATGCACGGTATCAAGTAGTTTATTTTATTAGTCTG